TAAACTTTGGTGACCCTAATATGAAAATCAAGAAGTCTGATCCAGCTAGGAGAAAGTCATTTAGAGCTAGGCATAAATGCGAAACTCCGGGACCTAAATGGAAAGCTAGATATTGGTCGTGACGAGCTTGGTAACTGTGTCAGTTTGACACGCTAATGGATTTACAAAATAAAAAATAAGCAGGTAAAAACAGGGCTTAAAATGCAGTAAAAGACTTAAATCTTAATAGAAAGATAAGGATACGCGAAAAATGAAAAGAAGACAGTTTTTATCATCACTAGCTGGGCTTGCCGCTTTAACGCAAACCCTCAAGGCTAACGAGAAGGAATTAAAGAAAAAAGGCAAGTCGGCTATACTTCTCTGGATGGGCGGTGGCCCGTCAACGATGGACATATGGGACTTAAAGCCAGACGCACCAACTGGTGGCCCATTCAAACCTATAAGTACAACCGGAGATGTAGAAATCTGTGAGCATATGCCGTTAATGGCAAAGCAGATGCACAATATGGCTATTGTGCGAAGCATGAGTACCCGTGAAGCTGACCACATGAGGGGTCGTTACTACATGCACACAGGCTATGTACCTAATCCAAATATGGTTCACCCAAGTTACGGAGCTATTCTTTCTAAAGAACTAGAAAGAGAAGACCTTTTGATACCTCAGTTTGTGTCAGTTAATGGCCCAAGTGCTGGAGGTGGATTTTTAGGTGCTGAATATTCTCCGTTTGTGGTAAACAGCGATGGTAGAATTAGAAATCTAGACTTAGAAATAGATGATAGATTTCGTCAAAGAACACAAGCCCTACATTTAATGGAAAACAACTTCATAAAAAACAATAGAGGGTCTCTCGCTAAAGAACATCAAAAGATATTGCGAAAAACATTTGATGCTTTGACCAGTATTGAGATGGACGCAATGAAGGTGGATGTAGAGCCAGAGTCCGTTAAGGAGCGATACGGGGACAACAGCTTTGGCAAAGGGTGTCTAATGGCTAGGAGACTTGTTGAGGTCGGCGTTCCATTTATCGAGGTCGGGCTAAACGGCTGGGACAACCATCAGAATATTTTTCCAACATTAAAAGACACAAAGCTACCTATGCTAGATCAAGGCATGAGTGCCCTAATAGAAGACTTAGAGCAGCGAGGACTACTTGATGACACGGCTATCATATGGATGGGAGAATTCAGTAGAACTCCACGTATCAACCAGAACGCTGGGCGAGACCACTGGGCAAGAAGTTGGAGTGTGGTTGTAGGTGGGGCTGGCATGAATGGTGGTATATCTATAGGTTCAACAAACGAAGACGGAACAGAAGTAGAAACAGAAAGCCACTCTTCGGAAGATGTAATGGTGTCGATTTGTAACGCTCTTGGCATTTCGTTGGAGACCACCTATACAAGCAACAGTGGGCGACCTATGAAAATAGCTAACTCAGGAAAAATTATAAAAGAGTTGTTTGTATGATGAAAAGGGGTGTCAATTTAAATATAACATAAATATTTAAAATAAGTGTGTATAATCTTTTGGTGTGTTTTACAAAGAAAGGTTATATTATGTTTAGGCTATTTTTTCTGTTTTTAGGTTTTGTTTTATTTCCTCAGTTTTGCCAAGCTCAAAGCTGGGATGTATCACCAGAAAAAGATTATCAAAAGGGAGTGGTTTTACTTCAAGGTGACGGACTCCAAGGCTCTGGTACAGTTGTAAAATTTATTGAAGATGCTGGTGAAAATTACATTGGTTTAATTCTTACTGCCAGTCATTGCGTTAAAGATAAAAGCACCTTGTTTAATGTATTTTTTTCAGGTGGAAAAAAATCCGAGGGAGGTATAGTTGCTTACAATTCTATGTACATATTTGAAAGCTATAATGATGTAGCATTAATTGAGGCTGTTATACCTGACGAAATACCAGTGGTGGAAATATCTAACGAGAAAGTAAAGTGTGGCGAGGAAGTGGAAATGTGTGGTTATGCAACGGGTTCGTTGCGTCACTGGAACGCTAAATACGCAGGCTCTTCAATTCCCCAAGATGGTCACGTTATTTTTTCTTGGGCTATACAGGGCGACTCAGGTGGGCCAATTCTTTACAAGGGCAAGATCATAGGCGTTATATGCTTTGGTACTGCTTTAGAAAGATTTAACGACAGGTATATAGTTGGGCCAATTCACGGAACCAATATAGATAGGGTTAGATTCTATATAGATAATTACAAGCGAAAGAAAATCACAAAAGAAGTATAATTGATGTGCTTTAAGCGACCCCTTGAGTTATAATACTATTAGCTTATAACAAAACAAACAAAGGGCACGCAATGATAAACTTTCAAACTCCTATCAATTTTTTAGGGTATGGAGTAGCTGGATATAATATTTTTAAAGAGATTATAAAGATTCATCCGTCCGCTGCTTTATATCCTATTTCTAGACCAGAATTTACTGATAAATATATTGAAAAAGGTCTGAATAACCGAGACTGGCTCAAAGGCCATTGTCCATCTGTAAAGATTTGGCATCAAAACGATGTTCACACTCACATCGGAAAAGGTGAGCATATTGGCTTCCCTATCTTTGAATTAACAGAGTTTAGCGAAGAAGAAGAATTGAGCATGTCGCACTGTGATAGACTGTTTGTTTGTTCTCAATGGGCTAAAGATGTTCTAACTAAAAACAATATTAAAAAACCAGAAGATATTCATGTAGTACCCTTGGGTGTGGACACTGAGATTTTCAAGCCAGTACCTTCAAGAAATGACGATAAAACAATATTTTTTAATTGTGGCAAGTGGGAAGTTCGCAAAGGTCACGATGTTTTACTAGAATGTTTTAATGCAGCCTTTGAGCCACGGGACAATGTAGAACTGTGGATGATGTGTGACAATCCGTTTATTGGACAAATGAATGATCAATGGAAAAATCTTTACAAAAACTCTAGATTGGGCAGCAAAATCAAGTTCATCCCAAGGCAAGAAACTCACGAAGATGTGTATAATATCATGCGACGAGTTGATTGTGGTGTTTTCCCCGCGAGAGCAGAAGGTTGGAATCTTGAGTTATTGGAGATGATGGCTTGCGGTAAGCAAGTTATTGCGACTAACTATTCCGCTCACACTGAGTTTTGCAACAAAAATAATTGTTATTTAGTTGAAGTCGAAGGACTTGAACAAGCCTATGATGGGGTGTTCTTTTCTGGAAACCACGGGGAATGGGCAAGTCTTAACGATTCCGCTAAAGATCAGCTTATCGAACACATGAGAATGGTTCATGGCATTAAGGAGCGATACAATCACGCAGCAATAGAAACGGCAAATAAATTAACATGGGAAAATTCAGCAAAGGAGCTAATAAATGGACTTAAACTTTAAGTCGCCTAGAAAGATTTTAAATCATTACAGAGATGGTTTCGTTGGAAGTGTTTGTGACCATGAAGACACAGCTAAACTTTTAGGTGAGTTGCCAATGCCTGTTTTTGGTGCTGCCGCTCACGATCTTTTTGGTGCTGGGGAAGGCAAGCTCTCATTGCCCTTTAAATCGCTTTTAAAGTTTGACCCCGCGTTTGGGCCAAGTGAAGCACAAACAACCGGAGATTGCGTAGCTCACGCCACACGTAACGCTATAGACATCACACGGGCAGTTGAGATAGACATTGATGGTCAGAGAGAGGAATTTATTGCTCGCGGAGCCACTGAAGCGATTTACCAGTCTAGACCTTGGAGCGATCAAGGTATGACATGCTCTGGTGCTGCTAGATATGTGAGCGAGAACGGAGGTATTCTAATTCGCAAAGATTATGGAATGGTAGACCTTTCTGTTTACAATTCAAAGTTAGGCAGTAAAAAAATGATACCTCGTCAGATTTACAGCGAAGAAGCTCAGAAGCATCAAGTAAAAACAGTTTCTAATATTAGGACTATTGAAGAGGCTAGAGACGCATTGGCTAATGGTTATGCCTTGGGTGTTTGCTCTGGTTATGGCTTTAGTTCTAGGCGAGATAAAAATGGAATCGCTGCTCGAAGCAAGGGGTGGAATCACGACATGGCTTGGATAGCCTGTGATGACACCAGAGAGCGACTTAACGAGACATTGTTTTTAATTCAAAATAGCTGGGGAATATGGAATTCTGGGCCAAAAGTTAATGGGCAACCAGAAGGAAGTTTCTGGGTTCGAGAAAAAGATGCTCGCGGAATGTTGTCTGAAGGTGGGGCTTGGGTATTCTCAAACGTAGAAGGGTTTCCCGCTAGAGAAATTGACTATACAATAGATGAGGTATTTTAATGGACACTTCGAAAAAATTAATGGTAGGGGCTGCTTTGATTGCCTTTTTGGTTTTTTGTCAAGTAAAACCACAATTATCAAAAAATGTCATGTCAAATGACGAAATCAGTGCTATCATAGTACAAGTGAACGAAGCATTTGACGAAGCGGAGTTGCAGGTTTTAGGTGTTGATCCAGAACCTAATACGCCGAAGGGTATAGACCCAGACCCAGAAAAGTGTATTTGTGGTGGTACTGGCGAAATTGTTCAAGGTGATGGTCACATCACTCAATGCCCGTACCACGGAAGTAAAGATGAGTCAGTTGAGTCTGAAGTACAGTATTTTGAGCCTGAAGCTAAGATATATGTTTATCCTAGACGTAAAGGCTTTTTAGAAAGATTATTTTTTAATTAGGAGAAGTTATGAGTAAAGTAAAATCACTACTTACCAGTCGTCGTTTTTGGGCAGCAGGTATTGGATTGGTAGCTGTTGTTGCGTCTGATCTATTTGGAGTGACACTAGATCAAGACCAGCTTATTGGTGTGGTTACAATCGTTGTTACTTGGATCATTGGTGACACGGTGCGTGAAACTAAACTAGAAGAAAAGTAAGGAGTTAACCTATGGAATTTCTGTCAGGTTTAAGTTTGCCCCAGTGGGCTATTATCGGGATGGGCGTTTATCTACTTCTTTCTGGAACTATAAATTTTTCCCAGCTATTGGAATGGTTTAAAAAACAGTTTTCCAAAAGCAAAGATAAAGATAAAGAGAAAGATATGGTTACAACAGTCGAAGACGCTGAAGGACACAGCCTAGTTCAATTAGTAGCTAAGTGGGACGACTTAATGATTTCTTGCGATAAAGCGGGCCGTGTTGCTGCTTGTCAAGAACTAGAAAAGGTCTTCCCGTTGTTGGCTCCCACTAAAAAAGGAGGCACTCCAAATGAAGACTAAAGTTATCATTGGCTTGACGTTGTTATTTATAGGTTTATTCTGGGGTCAAATTCAGGAACGGATTCCTGATTTTACTATTCCTTCAAGGCCATCTTTAGATATTATGGAGCCTTCTGAAGAAATAAAAGAAAAAGTCTCAAGCATCTCGTCTGAAGTTGTCGATGATATGGATAGATTGAATTTAGC